GGCGGGCCCGACCTCGCCCGCCTTCTCCAGGAACAGCCTGTCCCACCCCTTGGTGCGGAAGCGATGATCGTCCCCGATGAAGCCGATCATCGTCGGGGGGTGCGGCTGGGCGAGAGCCTCCATGGCGCCCTCGTTGAGGGCCTTGACCATGTTCCCGCCCTCGACCACCAGGAGCGGCAGGACCATCTCCCCACGCGGAACCGCGTAGGCATCCATCTGGTCCTCCTCGATCGCGAAGACGACCGAGGTGTTCCCCAGGGCCCGGGTCTGCTCCAGGGACTGGAGCACCTCCCAGGCAGAGTCAGGACGATCTCGCGTGGGGCAGATGACCTTGATGCTCACGTACCTACCCCTCCCGGGTGAACTTCTTCCACGCGCTCGCGGTTCGGCAAGACCAGCGGCGGTGGCCGCGATGACCACCACCGCGAAGACGTCGGCCTAGGTCTCGTCGAAGCTGTAGTTGATGGTCTCCTGGCTCCAGTTCCCGGCTGCGGCATCCGAGCCGACCTGAAGCTGCCACACCGAGAAGCGAGTGGTGGCACCGGTCGCCGAGTAGCTGTTGGTGTCCCAGGTCGCCTTGTTGCCTGCGGTGTAGGTGTTGAAGTTCGCGTTCGCCACCGAGCTCGCGCCAGAGGTCGGCGTGGTCCCGGTGATGTAGGCCCCGGTGAAGTTGAACGTGGTGCTCGCCTGGACGGCGCCGTCGCCCCACAGCTTCCAGTTGGCACAGCCGTTGGCGGGCGGCGTGTCGATGTACGCCTTCAGCCACTTCTCGTAGCTGTAGGTGCCGACCGTGATCGGGTTGGCCTGGCGGTTGCCCAGGGTGTTGGTGGCGTTGTCGGCCGAGATCATGTCGATCCCGGTGACAGCTGCGGACTGGGTGCCAGCACTGGCTCCCGTATAGACGCGGACGGAGACGGACGCGGCCATCAGTTGAGCTCCTTCTGTGTCTCAGCCAAGCCGCTGCCTACCAGCGCGGGTTCGGTCCCCTTCGTGGACGGAGACCCTCCTGCTGGAGGAGTCGGCGGCTTCGATCCGGCTTCAAGGGCTTCCATCGCGGAGGGGATATCGCCCTCGGTGAGGATGACCGGCCCTCTGGCCGTCATCACGATCAGGCTGTTGCCCAGCTTTCCGCCGATGGGCTCGCGTCCATCGTCACGTCTCGCCTCGTCGATCTTCTTCCACGGGATCCCGCCGAGGGCATATTGGTTGATCTTGGCCTGGGTCATGCTCTCCTTGAGGTTGAGAGCCGTGAACCTGAAGGCCAGGTTGTTCTCCGGGCCACCGAAGCCGGGATCCTGGACGACCTCACCAGTGAAGGTGTCCTGGACCAGGCCCAGCAGCGGGCGGATGCCACGGTCCTCGGTGTTCTCCTGGGCCACGTCCCCGTTCGCACGGTTGATGTCCTTGGTGAACCCGAGATCCTGCGGAGAGACCTTCCCGACAGCGCAGATCTTGCGCACGAGGTACTCGGTCCACTCCATGAACTGGGCGTCCCGGTTCGACTGCCGGAAGGGCACCCACTTGGCCCCCCGCGTGCCACCGACGATCGCCATGGCTCCCCGGCCAGCCACCTCCGACGCCCAGAAGCGCTGGAAGTCCTGGACCTGATCCGGCCTGGCGTTCTCGCCCAGGTCCAGCATCCCGTCCGGCGCAGCGCTCCGCATCTGGCGGTCGTTGTACGAGGAGGACCCGAGCTCGCTGTCGATCGCCATCTTCAGCGTCTCGAGCATCGAGAGCCCGACCACCCGGTAGGTGGCCGAGTTGCCCATCATGTAGACGAACTCGCGGTCGGTCCACTCGGCCCGCTTCTGGTAGTCGGGGTACCAGAAGTACCGGGACTCGTCCTCGTTGTCGCCGTCCCAGGTGGCCGAAACCCGGATCGTCCCGCCATCGACCGGCCACAGGCGGGCGACCTGGCCCTTGAGGTTGAACTCCTTCTCGACGCACCCCGCATCCAGGACCAGGTGGTCCTCGAGCATCTGCTCGATCAGCGCCCGGAAGGTCTTCTCCTTGGGGTTGGGGTAGCGGATGAGGGCATCGATCTGTCGCGCCAGGCTCATGCTGTGCGGCTTGTCGGGGTCGAGGGGCATGATGCCCCACTCGGCCTGGGACACCTGGTCCTTGCGCAGGTTGATGAGGGCGCGGATCCACTCGCCGTGCTCTGCCCAGTTGCGGAAGAGGCGGACGTTCGCCCGCGCCATCGTCCGGCCGCCGCCGTCGTTGTAGACCATCGCCAGGGCCGATCCTGGAAGGTTCTGGGGAGACGCCTTGAAGCGCTTCTCTACCCAGGAGCTGACTGCGTTCACCGTTGCCCCCAGAAGTCCCGGCCATGGTTTCTGATGACCGTATCTGCGACCCGGTCGATGACGTTGCGCTCGAGCTGCTTGTTGGCAGCGTCGGTCGCCTCATCGAGCGTCAGCCTCGTCGTCTGGATGCCACGCATCATGTCAGCCAGGTGGTCTGGTATCTCCCTGGGCCCATCCCGGAACTCGACCGTGGCCATCCCTCTACCTCCGAGCCGCAGCGAACGTCAGCCCGCCGCCACCAAGATCCATCGAGTAGCCTAGCGCGTCAACCATGTCATCGTGTCCCTTGGGGAACGACAGGAGCTCCATCTCGAAGTCCGAGTCTTCCAGGGATGAATGATGGTGCATCCGGTGGGCTTCGTACTTGGCCGCCACGGCGCGGGCCCTGGTGGTCTTGTCGACGTCCGTCTGCTTGCCCTCGACCGGGATGTAGGGGTAGTCACGGTGGACCTCCTGCACCAGGGTCGACTGGAACTGCTGAGCCTCGATGATGACCAGGGCGATCTTGGGGTAGGCCAGCCATCCGTCGTGGATGAACTCGGCATGACCGGTCTCGCGCTTGTCGCGGTAGACGGCCAAGACCCAGTATTCGCCGTGGTTGTCGAGGGCGGTGATGCATCGTGCGGTGAAGTCTGCGCGCTGCTTCTCGCTTGACGCAAGGTCCACGCCCATCTTCAGCGTGTAGGTCCGGTCCTCGGGCAGCTTGTCGAAGTAGAAGCTGGACGCCCGCCAGTCCTGGGACTTGAACACGTTGCCCGACATGAGGCCACGGATGTCGTTCTGGTAGGCGCACATGAAGAGCGGCGTCCCCAGCTCGATGCGCTTCTCCTCCAGCAGCTCCTCGGGCCAGTGCTCGGGCCAGTAGCTGTGCCAGCCGCGCTCCGAGTCGTCCATGACCATCGCCTGCCGCAGCAGGAGCCGCCACCCCCGGCCGCCCTTCTCTGGCTTGTCGGTCAGCTTCTGGTACAGGTCGTCCTCGGCCCACCGGGTGCCGATCATGATGACCGCCCCGTCCGGCACCAGGCATGGCATCAGGGTCTTGAAGAACCAGTTGTCGACCTTCTCCCGGGCCTCCGGGCTGGCCGTGTTCTCCTCGTCCAGCGCATCGTCGCAGAGGATCAGGTCGAAGCGCTTGCTGATGATGGCCGACCCCGCTCCCGCCGCGAACAGGGTGACGTCCTTGGACCCATGCCACTTGGAGTCCCGGTGCAGCCACTCCGCATCGGTCCACTTCGACGGGCTGACGCAGTCCCCGAAGATGTCCCGGAACCGGGAGTTGCTCTCGTAGGTCCATCGGATCGCGCGAGAGAAGTCGTACGCCTGCTTGGTCGTGTTCGACACCAGCGCGATGCGAAGGTCCGGGTACAGGGCGATGAGCAGGGCGATGAGGGCGGTGTTGCCCCAGGTCGTCTTGGCCGCCCCGCGCGGCATGAGGACGACGCCCTTCCTGCGGCTGAAGATGCAGTCGAGGATGAACTCGAGCATCTCCGCGTGGTGCCGCTGGACCGTGTTGAGGAAGACGTACTCACCGAAGGCTGCGATGCCCTCGCAGTGCCGGTAGACCGTGCCCCACTCTGACTCCCAGGGCTCAGTTGACCGACTTAGCCCCCGCAATGCGAGGGAGCGGAGATTGTCCCACTGGCTCGCCTCCAGCTCCCTTGCTTCGAGCGACAGCAAGAAGTCCTCGAAGTAGCTCGGGGGGGAGGTCTGCGACGTTGCCGGTGAGGCCAAGGTCCAGGTTCTCCGTTCGTGAGGTGGCGCCACCCGTGAGCAGCTGTAGCTGGGTGATCAGCTTGGCCAGGTCTGAAGGCGTCACCTTCATCGCGGGAACGAAGGCGACGTTACCGCTCTCTGGATCTGTGACGAAGCGATCCTCGAGGTCCGCGCCCATCTTCAGGATAGCAGCGTGG